GGTGACTGGCGTTTAGGTTACGACGAGGCGGAAACATGGTTTGCCAATGAGATGCTAGAGCATTTCAAGCTGCACTTCGAGCCAACACAGAAGGCGTCAAATGCTAAGGATCAGGGGATAACGCTGATCAAGGATATTATGTTATCCGGCAAGCTTGTCATTTCTGACAGATGTCGGAAGCTATGGTGGGAGCTAGATAACTATCAGACGGATGACAGGGGTAAGTTCGTAAAGAAGAACGACCACCTTGTGGATTGCCTTCGGTATGTTTTGGCAGCAAGCTATTATACGCTAAATGAGAGTGAGCTAGTGAACCCTGAAGCTGATGAGATGTGGCGCGGGGCACGGATTGAGGATGATTTCCCACAATTAAAAGGGAGCGACGAATGGGAATTGGAACAGGACTTAGTATTTTAGTGATTACCTTGGTGACTATTGAAACCATGGCATTGATTGCTTTGGGTGCTTGGGTATTCTGGCTTGCAACGGAGCTAAAGGCCATGCAAAAATCGACTCATTCGATTCAGTATGTCCCTGCTGACAGTACGTTCCAGAAGATGACTGAAGAGATGCGGCAGGCATTTGAGAAGGACCCTTACGAGTCTGTGGGTTGAGGAGATAGACCATGGCAACGGATGTTTACAGTTGGGATCAGCTTGATTCAGAGACTCAGTATAACAGGCCGTCTGGCCCTATCTGGCAGTATGACCTAGATGACTCTAGGAACGATAAGGACATTCTTGCGTGGTTGCGATCGGAACGTGATTATTTGGGCTCCGAGGATGAGATTGTCATCCGTAACATGCGCAAGAACTTGGCGCTCTATAAGGGTGTCCAGTATCAGGACATGGAAGCCAGGATTGACGCGAGGGACCGCGGGGCTGATCGCTCCGGATTCATGCGTAAAATGGTCTGCAATCATCTGTACGACTTGACCAAGAACCGTGCATCCCGGTTGATTAAGTTCAAGCCTGCGGTCGCTGTGCTTCCTGCGAACGATGAGTTTCAAGACAAGGTAGCGGCTAAAAGCTGTGAGATGCTCTTGGAGCATATTAACTACACTAATGACTTTGAGGGCCGCATCAGTCTTAATCTTGCCACATATGCAATGGTTCAGGGTGAGAGCTATTTGATGATCCTTTGGGATAAGGATCGCGGAGACGTTTCTCCCGCTTATAAGGAACTGTCTAAAAAGGGACGAGTTCCGATGCTGGATGAGAATGGCCAGCAGGTAATTGATCCACAAGGGAACAAGATTTACGTCGATAAGCCTGTAAAGATTGGTGACGTAGTTTATCAGGTTCAGCTTGCATCTGAAGTATTGCTGCAGCGTAAGCAGCGGTTTGAAGATGTTGAGTATATGTTTACGATGGAGCCTGTAAGTACTGATAAGCTTAGGATTTTGTATCCTAAAAAGGCTTCTGAGATTAAGGATACACAGACTCAGATTTACGATTACGAGAAGATGGAAATGACTCCCACGCGTCGGGAGGCCATGGTCTATACTTTCTGGCATAAGCGCACGGATATGCTTGGGTCTGGTCGTAAGATCGTGTTTATCGATACGGCTATTCTTGAGAACGCCGAATATCCGTTCTCCCATGATGAGCTTCCTTGTGAGCGGTTTACTGATGTTGAATGGCCGGGTGAGCTCCGTGGCAAGAGTTTCTTCGAGACTGTCAAAGGATTGACGGGAAGCTACAACAACCTAACGAATATGATCATGCGGAACATTCTCATGGTTTCGCATCCTAAGTGGATGGTGCCGGCTGGAAGTGTGGCACTTGATCGCTTGGGTAACGACATTACCTTGGTGCAGTATAAGGGTCCGCAGCCTCCTGTGTTGGCACAGGCGCAGACTACTCCAGCAGAAGTTTATAACTTCAGGGATAAGCTTAAGGAAGAGTTTCAGCAGATTTCTGGTGTGTTTGGTGTAAGCCGTGGAGAACCGCCTCCGGGAATCAAGGCAGGGGTTGCGCTGCAATTCCTGTCTGAGCAGGAGAACGAGCGGTATAACGAATTGGTCCTTAAATGGAACGAGCTGAATAAGAAGATTGCTCGCAAGGCTTTGGCTGTTGCTGGCGATTATTATGATGAAGAAGATCAGCGGATGATCAGGATCATGGGCAAGGGAAATGCCTGGATGACTAAGTTCTTTGACGCCGCTTATCTGAAGAAAGATTATGATATCCGAGTTCAAAATAGCTCTGCTTTGCCTAAGTCTGTTGCTGCTCGCACGCAGACGCTTCTGGACCTGAACGAGAGATTCCCTCAGCAGTTTAGTGCTGAGCAAGTTATCGACATGCTTGATCTTGCTCAGAGCGATAAGTTCTTGGATCTTTCAGCGCAGACTGTTCGTACGGCTGAAGCTGAGAACGAGCGGATGATGGAGTCTCAGGATGAGCAGGAGATTGAGAAGCTTACTCCGCAAGAGTTTGAGAATCATCTGATCCATTGGAAGATTCACTCTCATCAGATGCAGTCTTATGCGTTTAAGTACACTTTGCCGCCAGAGGTACAGAAGCGGTACGAAGATCACCTGATGACGCATGAGTTCTTCATGGAGCAGTATGCAATGAAGAACCCTCTTTTCGCTCAAGAGCTTTTGAAGCTGCCTATGTACCCGATGTTTTTTACAAAAGCTCCACCTGCGCCGCCTATGCCTATTGAGGCTGGTGCAGTCCCCCCGGCTGCAGTGCAAGCAAACCCAGGTCAGATTATCCCACCACAATCCACTGACCTTGGTGCATTCCAGCAGCCGGGGATGCCTGTCAACCCCTTGGTTGGAGGGGAAGCACAAATGCCAGTAAATGAAACTGGTGTAGTACCGCCTATGCAAGCTCAGCTTGGAGTAGGTGGTCCTGTTGAGCCAACTAACGCTATCTGAAAGGGTAAGGTATGAGTGAAAACGCCGCGACTAGCTCATCTTCTCAGCAATCTGGGGATGTGCCATTTAGTAAACCTGTAGTAGATGACTCTTCTGGTTTGGAAATATCAGGTGGAAGTGGTCCCATTAGCTTTGATGAGCTAGAGAGTGCGACCAGAAGTGTGAAGGCCAAGAAGGCTCAGGAAAAGAAAGAAGAGCATGAGGCCGAACAGGTAGCAATAAAAGGCGATAAGAAGGCCAAGGAAGAAGCCAAGAAAGAACCAAAAGAGAAGCCTGTCGAGAAGGCAGCGGAAGAAGACTCTCACGAAGAAAGTGTATCAGAATTATCGGATAAAAAAGATACACCTATTGCACAGGGCGAGAAAAGAATTCTAAAATTGAAGAGCGGTGATACTGACTTGCCGGTTCCTTCTGATGCATTGGTTGCTGTCAAAATCGACGGTAAAACCGAAAAAGTGCAGATGCAGGAGCTGATCAATAGGTACTCACAGCGCACTCATCTTGATCGTGAGTACGAGAAACTCAAGTCTGAGAAGCAACACTTCGATACTGAGCGTACCAAGATCAATAAAGTGCTAGAGAGATCACAAAAGCTTTTGATTGAAGATCAAGATCTTGAGGGATTTCTCGACTGGATTGGCGAGGCGATTGGCGAGGACGGAGCAACACTCTACCGCAATCAGATCTCAAAAGTTCAGAAAGAGCTTGAAGAATACGCCGGTCTTTCTCCTGAAGAGCGCGAATTGCGTAACCTTAAGAGAGAGAATGAGCGGTTTAAGGCTCGCCAACAGGCCCAGCGCGATGAAGCGCGAAGACAACAAGAGTTCAAGAAATTGGACGAGGAAGTCAGCGGCCTGCTTACCAAGGAAGGTTTGACAAAGAAAGAGCTAGTTGAGGCTTACGATGATCTTGTAAACCTTGGATTTGAACCGTCTCAGTTAACCCCTGAAAAGGTCGTACAGTACCATAAGAATTTTCAGTCTTACGGCAAGATTAAGGAAATGCTGAACGAAATCAATCCAGAGTATGCAAAGAACGAGAAGCTTGTTCAGCGATGGCTCGAAACCATGATCACAAATAGGGCAACACCCGAACTGATCAAGGAAGCAATGGAAAAAACTTACGAGGAAGAGAGTATGGTTAAGGCCAAAGCTCTCGCCCGAAAAATGAACCGAACCGAGCGAGCTAATCGTGCAGGTTCGCAGCCTAAAAACCCCGCCAAAGACGCTATGTTCTTTGACGACATTGTATAACAGAGGTAATCATGGCCCAGTTTAGCCTTGCAGATGCAAGTAATCTCTTCAAAATCAAGTACGGAAAACTGAGTGAAAATACTTACAACTCAGCCAATGTTCTTCTTGCTCGTACCAAGAAATCCTATGATTTTGTTGGTAAGCAACACTCTCGCGCTGTTCCGATCTCCATGTCGGGCGGTGTCGGTTCGGGATCTCTCCCTACCGCTAACTTCTCGGATATCGGAGATGCTCAGCTCATTGCTAAGAAGATGTACGCTGTCATTCAGATCGAGCGCGAAGCTGTCAAAGCAGCATCGAACAACGAAGGTGCTTTCGTTGAAATGACGAAGTTCTCTGTGCAGAAAGGCGTTGAGTCCTGGATGCGCAACATGAGCCGTGCATTGTTCAGCGATGGAACCGGAGCCCTT